GGTCGGTGTCGGTGTCGGGGTAAAATTAGGGGCAAAACAAAAAGGAGGCAGTCTTGGCAAAGATCATCAAGTCAGAAGTGTTGGATGTTGAATTGTTCATCGACAAGGAAAAAACGCGCGCCGTGCCATCGCCGAGTGGTGCGCAAGCAACTGTTCGTTCGTTTATTTCGTTTGCATTCGATCAGGGTGGCATCGATCCACAAGGGCGACCGATCACGGCATCGCGAGATCGCATGAAAAAAATGGATCGCATTGAGGTCGGGCTTAATGCCGGCGGCGATCTAATTATCGATGCCGACGATTATGTGTTCCTGCAAGATTTCTTTACCAGGGATTTCAATATGCCGATGCGCCAAGTCGCGGGACCGATCCTTGATGCGATCGAATCGGCAGAAAATTATACCGTGCCGAAATCGGCGGCTTAAGACGTTCATAGTCCGTGATGGTTGAGGCCGTCCCGTCAAAAGCGGGGCGGCTTTTTAAGGAGAATTATGCCTAAAAAAAACAATGTTGTGCCAATTGCAAAACACACTTTTACCAGCCGAGAATTGCTTGAGCGGGCCGAACGATGGTTGTCCAAGTCAAGGCGTTCGCCGATGGTCATTCGGACGCCATTGGGCCTTCCTGATGCGCGTGGCGTGGTCGGGTTCGGGGCGGTCGGCAACTCAACCGGCGTCATAGTCATCGAGCCTTGGGCGGTTCAAAAACATGTCGAACGCACGCTTGTCGCGATTTTGAAAGCAAGGGTCGGCGGCGAATGGTTCCTGATGATTTCCGAATTCAGCGAATGGACATTGGCAATAAGGCTTGCCAACAAATACGGGGTTGGAATCTTGCGTTCTATTGGACCCGACGGACACAAGATTCATGTCGAACGCGCGACAAAGACGATGCCGCGAGATCATCTTGCCGAGATCGGATTTATTGCACGCAAGATTTGCGGGCCTCAACAGCCAAGCAAGAAACGGAAGGCGGCATGAAGCTTGAACAAATTAAGATCGCCATGCGGAAATGGCTTAAAACTTGCGCCGAGAACAATGCGCTGAACTCTTGGTCGTTTACGTTAACGAGTGATGAAGTTGGGATGATCCTCGATGCGCTTGAAACGCCGTCGGTGGTCGTTGTGGAGGACAATTGAACCTAGTCATTAACGACAATTCTTCTCTCAAAGACGCCCGCGATTGGCTGCGACAACGCGTCGATGATGGCGAGACATGTCCTTGTTGCAAGCAATTCGCCAAGGTTTATCCGAGAATGATTTATGGCAAGATGGCGGCGGCATTGATTCGACTTCATGCCGTTTCGCGACCGGATTTTTCATTCGTTCATGTCAGTAAAATTGATGTCCCGACAATCAGGTCGGTTGTTTTCAGCGGGGACTTTGCAAAGCTTGCGTTATGGGAATTGATTGAGCCAATGCCAAAGGATGAAAAAGACAAGACTAAACGGGCGAACGGATCTTGGCGCATAACGCAACGAGGCATCGACTTCGTAAACGGCAAAATCACTGTTCCAAAATACGTGAAAATTTACGATGGCAGGCGCATCGGATTTGATGATTCTGAGATGGTTTCGATTCAAAATTGTCTCGGAGAAAAGTTTGATTATGCTGAATTGATGGGGAGGTCGAATGGTAATGAATAGATCGCCGTTACTTCCTGGCGCGAAGATGTGGCCGGGGAAAAAACTGGCCGAGAGTGCGCGACATGACATTAGACGTTTGGTCGGGCCGAATTCTGTCGTCACGCTTGGACCTGGACAGTTCTTTCGCGAGACGGCGACCGCCTGGCAGGTGTGCGACGCGCATGGCATCGTCCGGCCTTATCCAAAGAAGTATGGGCATCAACCAGAGCGGTTATGAGAGAAACAAAAGACGCTCGAACCGTTAAAAAAGGAGAATAAAAATGGAACGACAAGACGTGCAAAGCTCACAAATAAGAAGCGTCGGGTTTGAAGATAAGATTTTAGAAATCGAATTCTCAACGGGGTCAGTTTATCGATATGACAACGTCGAACAAGAAACCTTCGAGGCGTTAATGGCGGCCGAATCCGTTGGCAAATTCTTTGGCATGAACATCAAGAACAACGTCGCCAAATATCCGTTCACGAAGATCCGTGTGTCGGATCGTGAATTGAAAGATCAGGCTGTTATTTCGAAAGCAGATCAACATGACGGAAGATGAAAAAGCCATTCTCGATGCTCTGGCAATGCAGCCAAGTTTTACTCGCTTGATTGCGGTGGAAAATCCTGAACCATGGATGGCTTGGAGTGAGTTAGATGGTTATTATATCGAATCAGACGACCATTTCCGTCGTCGCATCAAGGACTCAATCAATGGGTGACATGGGCGATATATTCCGGGCCGCGCGCACGGAATCACAGGAACGACGCGGAAGAAATCTCGTCAATGGAATTGCCGCGTTGCGCGATGCAGGAATTGATTTTGTCGTGCTGTCGGAATCCCATGTCCGCGTCGGAGCGTTCGACTATTGGCCTTCGACAGGTCTGTTCATTGAGCGAGCAGCCAAGAGGCGTGGACGTGGCATAAACAACCTTTTGAAGACAATTTTGGCAAAATGAAAATCAAAGTTTTCGGGGTCGTGATAACTCATGAAATCAATTGAGCCAAAATATAGACTCGGACCTCAGTTCAACAAGAACGTAACGCGCGTTAAGGCTGTGCGCAGAACGGATGTTGTGGCGATCGTAGGAGACGCGTCGCGTGTGACCTTAGCTCGCGGCCAACACTTTCGCGAGACGAACAAGGCGTGGCAGGTTTGTGACGATCACGGCATGATACGCAGTTATCCCAAGGACCGAGGTTATTCGGCGGAGGTGAAGAAATGACTAACCATTCAAAACTCAGCGACCGCGAACTCGATGTTGAAGTGGCAAAGGCCCTTGGCATCAAGGTTGTTATGGGGACATGCCCGGAAGAGCTTTGTGCCTACAATGAGATTGATGGCTCTGCTTCGAAGATTCTTGATTATTCCACCTCATGGCAATATGCCGGTCCGTTGTTGGAGTTGATGGTTTGCCCGTCATTGCGTCGCGAGAGCGGCGGCCAATGGTTTTGTGCAGGCGTTTTTGGAACTAAAATTTTAGGTTCATTCGTGGCAACGGCTGATTCATCAACAAGGGCCGTGTGTCTTGCACTTCTTAAATGGCGCGATGCCGATCCGGAAGGATTTAAAAAGGCGGTTAACAGCAGGCTCACAACCTGAGGGGGCATCAACTTTGCGACACCTGCAAGTTCAGTGGTGTGACAGCGGAGAGAGATCCGCTTTTTACGGGGAGCGCGACGGGCATGAAACCGTCAGCCGCCTTTAGCGGCAAAGGCGAAAATAAACCTGGGCAAATATCGCCATGCTGTTGGTTAGAATCCAACGCCTCGACCATTTTTTAGGATGTTATGAAATTGAAAGTCACATTCAAAGATCCGGACGCGTGCGAAGTGGCAATCGAGAATTTCGTAAAACGATCCATCGGCGATCTTGATGGTTTTGACAATGAAGAAAAAGAGGCCGTCTTCGAAAAACGTCTCGAAAGCACTCGTGAAAAAACTCGCAAATGGTTTGAGTTCGGCGAATACGTGACAATTGAAATCGACTTAGAAACTGGCGATGCTCGCGTTGTTCCGGTTCGATAAGATTTTATCAAAGCTTAATAATTCCAGATTGTAACCATCTATTCAATTTGAGAGATGGTTACTTTTCTCTGAAAATTTCTTAATCATGGTTTGCTCGAACTCGATTTTATGTCCGAATCTTCCCCTTGCACATGTTCAAATACCGGATTTTGCATTTGGTGCCACGGCATTGCCGTCGTCGAAGCAAAGTATGGGCCTGATGGTTCAAACAATTTTCAACGCCTGATTCGCGAATGGTCCGAATGGATAGCAATCCAAAGATTCAAACCAAAGATCGTTGAAGCCGATGCCGATCGAAAGACCGCCTGATTCCTTCGACGTCGCCGCGTGGCGGCAAAACTATCCACAAGCCTCCCCGTGTTTAAGATCGGCGGCAATAGCGCGCCACAAACGATCCTCGTGCGTTTCCCTGAATTCAAATGGGACTTATCCCCATATCGTCGTAAGGGATTCCCCTAAAAAACGGTTTACACCCGCATTCGTTTGAGTATGGTTATCGAACCGCAAAGTCCAAATTCGATGAACATGAAAATTTTTTAAGACTTCAGCGTTCTCCGCTGAACCCGGCCCCGACATCGGAACACTTTGCGGTGATTGCCTTTCAAGGGGCCGGTCCTTTTTTGACCGGGGGGTCAATGGCCAAAGTAGATATTTGGATGCCTTTATATGTCGCTGATTTGATAGCCGACACAACGCATCTTTCCAATAATGAGTTTGGGGCTTACATGCGATTGATTTGCGCTTATTGGCGCAATCGCGGGCCTCTTCCAGAAACACAAAATAGTCTTCGCAATATTTGTCATGCTTCGAAAGATGAATGGCAAGAACTTCGAGAGACATTGGCCGATTTTTTCGAAACCGAAAACGGGCATTGGCGTCATGATCGCGTCGACATCGAACTTGATGCAGCGATCGAACGAAAAGAAGCCCAATTTCTTCGAACAAGGAAGGCTACGGCGGCAAGACTACAACGTAACGGGCATGATGATCGCAACGTAACGAGTGACGTCACGACCAACGTAACGTTGTCCTCTTCACCTTCACCTTCACCTTCACCTTCACCTTCAGAATCACCTTCACCTTCACCATCGAAGAGTGACGTTTCGATTTCTTCGAAACCGAAACCGCGCGGCGGCGTGAAAATTTCTGACGATGATTTTTTGAAAGCCATTCGCGCGGCTCCGGCATATTCGCATATCGACATCGATTTCGAATTGGGGCGAATGGACACTTGGCTTTTGGCGCATCCTGGACGAACTAAAAATCGCCGATTCGTGGTGAATTGGCTCAACAAGATCGATAAACCGATAGGAACACAAAATGGAAAAGGCGGACTTCACCCCAAAACCAGAGAAACCCTTGAGCAATTATCGCGAGGAGCCGATCGCATTCAACGCATCATTGACGCCGAAGAACGCGGCGAAATTCCTAGCGATCCTCTCTTTCAATTTCCCGAAACTTTGGGACGGGGTGGATCGCGAAACGCTGGCGGTGATGTTTTGGCAATCGTTTCGCAACCTGACGGAAAGCCAGGTCGCGAGGGGGGTTGAAAAGTTTGTTTTGACCCATCGTGATGTTTATCCTGGTACGAACGTTATGGCTTATATTCGCGAATACGCGTTCAATTTCGATGCGTTGCCAACGGCGGCCGACGCGTGGCTTTCGGTTCGAACGGCAATAAGTCGGCATGGACATGGCAAACCCCCGGAATTCAAATCCGAGATCGTGGCGGATACGGTCAGGGCTTTCGGATGGATTGAACTCTGCAATTCCACGAATTCCGATGCGGCACGAGCGCATTTCACGCGAATGTTCGATGAAAAGCTTGAACGATTCAAACAGCGAGCAAGGAATGGCGAAACTTTTTCAGGAGGTAAAAATGTGGAACGGCAAGGTTGAGGCTTTGGCGGAATCGCAATGGATCAAGCGATGCCTGCGCAAACGGGGCGAGATTGATTCAATGCCGGCGATCCTAATCCAAATCGAAAAAAAAGAATTTTGGGCCGATTCGATCGAGGAAGCCTTACGATGGGCGCGTCGAAACTATACCGGTGCCCAAGAAATCCGGGTTTTCAAAAACGAAAAGGGGGCCGCATGACCATCAACGAACTTTGCGATCGCGCTCACGCCAATGCCAAACAAAAAGGTTTTTATGAGAATGGCGACAGGAATTTTGGCGAATTCATCGCCCTCGTTCATTCTGAGCTTTCAGAGGCCCTAGAAGCGGCGCGAGACGGGCAGGGGGACATCGTGTCGAACAAAACACGATCGACGATCGTGGGCCAACCTCCGAAGCCTGAAGGGGTATTGATCGAGCTTGCCGACGCAATAATCCGCATCGCCGATTATTGCGGGTCAAAGGGATGGGATCTTGAACATGCGATCAAGCTCAAGATGATTTACAACGCAACAAGGTCGCATAAACACGGAAAGGAGTTTTGAAATGGGGTTCGGACTTTTCAAAATCGTGATGGTTTGGGCCTTTATGCTCACGCTCTTTCTCGTGATTTTTTTTCGCGCCAAATGAAAACTCTCTTCTCTCGATTCCTTGGCCTATGTCACAATGGTCATAAGGTGTTCTCTTACTTCCAGGTCGCCTGCCAGGTTTGCGGCCTCACGCAAGTCGTTGAGGCTTCAACCTACGCTCATGCCTGCGACGTATTCACCGAAGACCATGAAGGCCATTGTGAAACCATTCAACGAGTCTATTCAACCAACCCCGCCTCGGTCGTAACAGGCGACGTCGAGAACCTTGTCCCTTACGATACCGATGAGGACTTTTTCGAAAGGGCGTGAATGGATACGAATTCAGGATTCGGAATCGACATCGGATTCGATGAACTCATTTGGGTCAATTGCGTCGGAGCACGAATGGGCCGCGCGAGTCTCGACGCAACGCTTCAAATTCTTTCTGACATCGATACGCTGTACGGCAAAATCCTTGTCGACGGAAAATTCCCGATAAGTTATTACCGCGAAATCGTGCGCAGCGGTGCCGATCTTACGGAGCGGGAGTGGCTTCGATTGGTAATGCTGCATTCCGCAAAATCAGGCGTTATGGGGCAAGCATGAAAAAAAAAGGTCCGATCTTACACGGCGCAAGCGTGAGTGCTGCCGTCGGCAAAAGGTTGCTCGCGGAAGCGGCAAAGAAACAACCGAAGTTCGGCAACACAAGCGTGTATATCGGCGAACTAAGATTCGATTCCAAACGCGAGGCCGACCGTTGGGGCGAACTTCAATTGCTTGAGCGATCAAAAGAAATCTCGCACCTCGCACGGCAAGTCTATTATCGACTCGACGTAAATGGCGTTCACATTTGCAAATACGTTGCGGACTTTAAATATTTCGATAACAAGAAAAAGTATTGGGTGATCGAAGATGCAAAAGGCTTTCGCACGCGTGAGTACAAAATCAAAAACAAACTCATGCGGGCGATTCATGAAATCGAAATCGTGGAAATTTAAAAAGGAGCAATCGTGGAAAGAAACTTGAACATGGATAAAGGGCTGTTGAGCAATGTCAGAGTCATCAACAACATCATCAAAAAAGCACGAGTCCTTTCTCGTCGAGAACTCGAATTTGCAATGAATTGGCTCGATGATGTCATGACCGAAAAACGCGCCGAAGAAATTGTCTCACGCCAAAGAATCAATAATGCGATCGAAAATAATTTCAGTCATGCCAACGCGGTGGGCGAATGAAGTTCTTTAGGCGCATTTCATGGAAGGACGCGCGCCTCGGCAATGCACATTCAAGCCTTTGGTTCGGCATTGCATGGGCGGACGTCGAAACAAAACACTACGTTCTCGCGCCGATTCCGTTCAATTGGATCATCGGCATTGGGCGCAGGATTCTCATTGAAACGTTTGTGTTCCTTTCCGCCGGCGCATTGCGCATCGATCGTCATCATGCCTCTTATTGGAAAGGCTTTGATGCCGGCAAGAAAGTCGGAATGGAAATGGCCGAAAATTGCGCTCAACGAATCTCGGACAAACTTCTCGCTGATGCGATTTGTTTCCTTCATGAGAAACGGGAAGAGGAAAAGGTTGTTCAATGAATTCAATAAGATTCGTCCATGAAGAGAAAACGTCAGACAAAAAATATCGATGTTTCGAACGTGCCAAAGTTTATCTGAATGGTGTCGAACTCAATGGCCTCTTGTCCGCATCGATAAAGATCGGTGGAGGCGGCATGACCGAAGCCACGTTTGTATTGACAACGCAGGAAGTGATTGTCGTGCAGGATGATGAGAGGACAGAATGAAGATCATCGAAATCGATATTGATAAACTCAAACCGTATAAACTCAACAGCAAGAAGCATCCCCAATCGCAAATTGATGGGCTCGCAGAATCAATCCGAAGATTCGGATTTACACAACCGCTTGTCGTCGACAAGAACGACGAAATCATTATCGGACACGGACGTCTCGAAGGCGCAAAACTCGCAGGACTTAAAAAAATTCCTGTCGTCCGAATGGATGGGTTGAATGAGAACGAAGTAAAGGCGCTTCGACTCATCGATAATCGCATCGCCGAAACCGGATGGGACAGCGATCTTTTGACGATTGACTTAAATACGATCGATTATAATTTTGTTCCGTTCAACATTGATTTTGCATCAATCGCAATCCCAGAATTTAAACCAGGCAATGAAAACGATCAATCTCAATTGGACAAGAAAGATCCTTTGATTTGTCCTGAATGTGGCCATGAATGGACAAAATGAAATTAAAATTTCCACAAGCAAAGGCTCCATGTTTTATTGATTGGTGCACTTATGACGCGGCAAAATACGCGATTGAAAATTGGCATTATTCCAAGAGAATGCCAAAATCGAAACTTGTTAAAATTGGAGTTTGGGAAGATGAAAAATTTGTTGGAGTTGTCATTTTTGGCGTTGGTGCAACATCGGAATTATTATCTCCCTATGGTTTGAAATCAATTGATGGGTGCGAACTGGTAAGGATCGCATTAAAAAGCGGACACAAAACTCCCGTCACAAGAATCGTTAAAATTTGTTTGAAGATGTTGAAAAAACAAAACCCAGGATTACGATTGGTTGTTTCTTTTGCCGATCCTGGCGAGGGTCATCATGGTGGAATATATCAAGGGGGGGGGTGGATCTATACCGGCAAATCAATTGATTGCAAATTCCCGGTGATTAATGGTCGGGTGGCCCATCCAAGAACTTTGTCTTTGTTGGTTAAAGCTGGGAAAGTCAAAAGGGGCCAAGTAAAATATGTAATAAAGTCAGGAAAACACAGATATTTGATGCCTCTTGATGATAAAATGAAAATTCAAATCGAAAGATTGAAAAGACCTTATCCCAAACGCGCATTAAGCAAAGATAGCGTTGCGTCCGCGTTCCACGCGGAAGAGGGCTGTGCAATTCAGACCAATGCGCTCAAATTATCATGAAAAAACGAAAGAAAAAAGCCGATCGAAAACCGATGGGACGGCCACCGTCCGTCAATGAGGAATCGCTCCGCAAACTCGAACAAGCTTTTTCTCTCGGAGCATCGGACAGATATGCTTGTCTTTTCGCGGGAGTGAGCACGACCGCTTTTTATCGTTATTGCCAAGAAAACGAAAACTTTAGGGACCGGAAAGAAACCCTTAAAACCACACCGGCATTGGCTGCGCTGCAAGTCATCGCAAACAACATCAAGAAAGGCGACAAGGCCGTGGCACAGTGGTATCTTGAACGACGCATGAAAGAAGACTTCAGTCCGCGTCAGGAAGTCACCGGAAAAGATGGCGCTCCAATCATCAATCCTTACGAGAAAATGAGTGACGAAGAACTCGACCGCGAGATTGAAAAACTCAAGTGCGAGAACGATCAACCCAAATAAAACTCTTGCAGGCCAGGGACGAGTGGGTTCGGCGGCGCTGTGAGCGTTCATATTACGAGTTTTTCAAATATGCGTGGACCATTCTTGAGCCGGCAACGCCGCTTAAAGACAATTGGCACATAAGGTTTCTTTGCGATACGCTTCAAGATCAGGTTGAACGCGTCGCGTTGCGTCT